TGATGATGATGAAACAGAAGATGAAGAAAAAATTGATAAAAAAGCTCAAGTAGCTGCCAAAAAAGGTGGAAGTAATGTAACTAAACTTCAACGCGTTACTACTCAATTAAAGGATTTAGAAAAAGAAATGAAAGAATTAGCTGGAAAATGGAAAAGTTCTGAAGGTACTGAAAAAGAAAAATTCCTAAACCAACTTAAAGAAAAAACTAAAGTTAAAAAAGAACTAGAAAAAGAACAAGATAAACTAACAGATTTAATAGGATAAGAATAGATATTAACTTTAGTTAAACCCGGCTTAGGCCGGGTTTTTATATCCTTATATAATATTTATAGTCATATAAACATATGAACCAAGATATAAAAAATATAATAAAAGAAGAATATATAAAGTGCGCAGCCTCACCTGAACATTTTATTAGAAAATACACATTCATCCAACATCCACAGCGAGGACGCGTTATATTTAATTTATATCCATTCCAAGGTAAAGTATTAACATTATGGAAAGATAACCCATATTCAATAGTACTTAAATCTAGACAGTTAGGTATATCAACATTGGCTGCTGGATACTCATTATGGTTAATGTTATTTCATAAAGATAAAAACGTCTTATGTTTATCTAAAACACAGGAAACAGCCCGTAATATGGTTACTAAGGTTAAG